CAGCAGCGCCTGTGGCCCCTGTGGCCCCTGTGGCCCCTGTAGCGCCCTGCGGGCCTGCGCCGTCAGACCCGACGACAAGCACCGAGTCAACCTCGGACACTGTGAGCCGATTGTCGGTCACGACGACCGTCACCAGTCCGGTGTCTCTAACAACGACAGTCTCAACCGACATCGGTCAGACCTCGCTTGCGATGCTGAACGTGCCGACAAGCAGCGTCGTGATGACCGAGCTGGCGTTCTCGACCAGCGACCAGCGCCAGGCGCCAGCGCCAAGCGATGTCGTCGTGGCGTTCGCCAAGGTGATCGTGACCGTGCCGGCAGCGCCACTCACAGACGTGCTAAACGTCGCAGCGGTTGTGCCGTCGGCGTTGAAGGCAAGCACCGTGTAAGTGCGACCGGTGATGTTGATCGGCGTCACCCGATCTGAAGCGACGAACGAGATCACTCGAGACACGTTGTCGCCGACATAGGTTTCGATGTTCACGGTTGCTGTGCTCACGATGCCGCCTTGCTCATGTGGTGACGTACCAGCCGCTGATTTGGAGCACGTCGCTGGCCGTCGCTGTGGCGTAACCGGCGACGTTCATCGTGCCGGTAAGTTGCCCAGCAGTCGCAGCAGTTGCCCAACCTGAAGCCGGATAACCAATCTGCGCTGCGGTGCTGCCCGACGTCGAGATGATGAACCAGCTCCAGCGTGTCGTGCTTCTAGTGCCGATGACTGCTGCGTTGATGTCTCCGGCTGGCGTCCCGACAGGGACAGCGAACGACACAAGCGAGGCATAGGCGGGACTGGTGCCCAGCGTCAGCTTGAGGTAGAACTCAACTTTTTTGCCGGTCTGACAGTAAGCGCCAACGTTCGTTCCGCCCGAGCCAATCGTTAGCCCGGTCCACGTCGGGGTCCACGACACCCATGCACCGGGTGCGCCGTACATCACCCAAGCGGTGCCGTCATAGGCGTAATACCGATCCTCGTCTGTCACGTAACACTGCTGCCCCTCAACCGCAACGATGGACGCCTTCTCGGCTGCAGTGACCTGCATGCACGAACCGTCTCTCATTGAGTTACCCCATGACGCCGAAACTGGGTTGCCGGCGGTGACATCTGCCAGTAGTGCCATGGTTACGCCGCCTCGTACATGAAGGAGCAGCGAATCTTGTCTCCGCTGCCTATCGCCCTGTTGCCTGGCGCACTGTTCAAGTTGCCACCGAACGTGTAGTCGTCCCCGCTCCGATGAAACCCGAACGCAGTGGCTGACGCCAGCGAGACGTGGAGCGTGTAATAGGACCCGCTTGATATCTGATAGTCACCTACGCCGATACTCACTGCGTTAGCCGTGTACGCCGGCGCCGGCAAGGTTGTGTTGCGAATCTGAATGCCAGCCGTGTTCGCTGTTCCCGATGCTGAAGCGGTCATATGGACAGTGCCCATCACCAGTTTCCCGATCTGCAAATACACGGCACGATTCACGGTCGCCGCAACCGCGGCGTTCTCCCACAAAGTCGGGGTGAACGAAGTCCACGCCCCAAACGTGTTGGCCTGTGCTGACGACCCGACTGACCTCCACGCAGCACCCGAGTAGACAAGCATCAAGTCAGTGTCTGTCTCGTAGATCACCATGCCTTCGGTGGCAGGTGAAGGTCGAGCACCAGACGTGGTGACCTGCACGGTCGCCGAACGCACAGAGTTGCCCCATGACGGCTCTATTACGCCGCCTGCAACAACATCAGATATCAAAGCCATGTAGTCCCCCTAGGGTTAGACAAAGAACGCAACGGTGTCCCACAATCCGGTGTCCCAGCCGCCCTGAACAGAACTCCAGGGGGCTGCAGAAGCGAACCCGAACTGCACGACCCAGCCACCCGATGACGTCAACGTGTGTGAGATCCCGGTGATGAACACCGACCTGGTGATCGTGATCGCAGCAGGGGTCGGCACCTTCACGGTGCATAGGTCGCCGACGCGTGCAGCAAGGATCAGCGGCCAGTACGCAGCAGCCGACGATGCCGGAAACACAACGATGGACGCCACCCGATACTCGGGGTCAGCGAACCGGAAGATGTCAAAGTCGGCGAGAAGCGCAGCCTGTACGTCGGTCTCGCAGAACAGGCCCGAATGCGAGATGGAACGGGTGCCGTACAGCGAGACTGAGTCAACATCAACCGATGCCTGCTCGAGCCCGCCAGCACGTGTCACCGTTGCCGAGTTGAAGATCATCGTGTCGTCATAGGTGAGCTGCGGGTCAGTGAAGCGAACCTCACTCACCCCAGTACCGAACACGATCTGTGCGGTCGTGGCACGGGTGCTGCGGGCACCCGCCTCCCAGTACGGGTCGTGATAAACAAGCTGCCCGTCTTGATCGGCGAACACAGCCCCGCCATCAGACTCGGCTGTGGTCTGCACCAACGACAGGGCGCTGTCGGCGTAGACGGTGCCCTGCATCGTGGTGAGCGCACCAGCATTCAGGTCTGTGCCCCACAGCCAGCCTGAAGCGTTCAGGATGCGTGAGATGCGCAGCCCTGCAGCCTCACTTGTTCCGACCGCAACAAGCAGCTCGGCAAGGTTGACGGTCGCAAGATCGGCCAGCACGTCAGAGCAGTTGATCGTCGTAACACAGTCCTTGCCTTGACCGGGATACGAGTCAGCCCAAGAGTTGACCCGACCGTAGAACACACCGTACGTGGTGCTCGCCCACGTCGCCCGAATGCGGATCGGGACACGGGGAACAATCTTGGTCACACCACCCGAGGCGTACGGGCCTGTCGTGTTTGCCGGCGTGAACCTGGCGTCAATGTTGGAGAACGTGACCTGCGCTGTTCCCGACTGGAACTGGTCTACGTCACGGTTCTTGTCACGGCTTGAAGAGATCGTCCGCACGTAAGCCGAGACATCGGTCCAGACAACATCACGACCCGACCAGTCTGCCGTGTTCCACAAACCCGTCGACCACGTTGACGAACCCGACGACACCGTCGAGAACCCAATCTCAACTGTGATCGTCGGGTACGACGCTGCATCAAGGAACTGCACTGTCATGCTGCAACGCCGCTGATCTTGCCGTTCGTCCGAACATACGTCTTCAGTGCCGAGACGACTACCTGCCCAAAGGCGTAGGGGTCTTGTCCGAGTGGTGCGGTGACGTTGATGTTGATCGTGGTACTGCTTGCAGCGAGACCGCTATTCGGGGTGATGGCACCTGCCGACGAGCCCATCGTGAGCAGCTCTGGTCCTTCTTCGCCGACTACATACTGTTCACCCGCAACCACGGGACCACCCATAGCGCGTCTTTTGATCTTCTTCTTGGGCGGTGGCTTGATCCCCGTCAAGTTGGGACTGGTCATCGGGTTGTACGGCAGGTTTCCAGTCATCTGTGCATAGATGCGGATACGGATGTCGTCAGGAATGTCTTCAAGCAGAGCGATGACCTCAAGCAAACCCTTACCGAGCGGTGAGTCTTTGCCGACCTGCTTGACTACCTGACGCAACGCCTCAGCCTGCAGCAGGCTCTTAGCCGCAGACTTATCCTGCTCGGTGATGTAATCCATCGTCGCGAGACGGCCCTCAGCTATTGCTTCGGCGTCGTCATACTGTGTGTTGACGTGCTCGGAAACTATTGCGTTGACGAGCTTCTGATCCTTGCCGGCTTCCCGAAGCTCTTCCTTGAGCAGCTTCAAATCTTCCCGGCTGTCAACAATCGCAGACCTGTAAGCGGCCTCGATGTCGACGGCGTTACTGATGGCAGCGTTGCTGTCAGTTATTGCTTTGGTGACAGCCTCAACGTCTGAAGCAAGCCGATCAGCCGCCTGTGCAGCGATGTTACTTGTGCGCGCGTACTCTGCAAGTTTGGCGCGCCCTTCCGCTGTCGGGGCACTGACCTGCTCAACAACCTTCTTGACTTCGCCTATGCCGCCAGCCGCTGCGTTCGCTGCGTCATCCATGCCGTATAGCGCCTGCGACAGAAGCTCGTAACGCTTCGCAACGGTGGCATTGTCGTTGCCCTTCAAGGTTTCGTTGATCTTCTTGAGAGCCTTCTGGCCTGCCTCGCCTGACCCTGCCATCTTCCAGATGGCGTCAGTCATGTCCTGAAATAATCTCGTTTTTTTGCTTTGGGCCTGAAGTTCAATCATGGCTTGGGCGATCTCTAGGAAACGCCCGCTCAGCCGACGACTACCGAGCGTTTCGTCAAAGTTGACAAAGTCTGCACCTAACTTGCTGATGCCGTCAGCCAGATAAGACGCTTCTTCGCTCGTCAAAGTGACACCGTTGGCTAAGCTAAACAGCGTCTTATGCGCGTCTTCGGCGGTCCCGCTGAGACCGAGAAGAGTTGGTGCCGCATCGGCTGTCGTCTTGCCGAGCGTTGCGAGGGCAATCGTAAGTTTGTCGCCATCCTTGCCGGTCGTCGTGAGCGCTGTGCTGAGCGCCTCAAACCCGACTCGACTGGCATCAATCGCGTTCTTCTCGCGGATGAGATTCATCACCTCAGTTGCAAGAGCTGCGGACACCTCGGCTGTGCGGGCAGCAGCCTCACGCTTCTTCGCGGTGATAGCGCTCCATGCCATTGTGCCAACAGTGAGCGCTACCGAGAGCGCTGCGAACCCGACAGTGAGCTTGCCGATACCGGTCAGCACATTCTTCTGAGCGGCCTGATCAAACTTGATGAGGTTGTCCTTAGCCTTCATCGCTTGTCCAGCGATGAGGGCCATTGCGCCCGCTGCACCGAGACCGGTCGTCGCGATCGCAGTGAAAGCACCGAGGCTGCCGTTGGAGACATCGTCAAGCCTGGCGAACGCCCCGACAGCCGTTGACGTCACGTTCGCTAGCTGGCTGATCACTGGCACTGCACCACGGGCAAGGTTGTTGCGGAGTTCCTCGCCGGCGTCAGAAAGGTCTTCCATCGCCTTACGGAACTGCTCAGCCTTCCTACGGTCCTCACTGCTGAACACCTGTGACGACGATACTCCAGCGAGAGATGCGCGAATCTGATCGGACCCCTTCGAGATCAACTCGGCGTTCGCCTGCCAGCCACGACCAAGGATGTCTGCTGCGGCCTTTGCGCGCATCGCAGGGTCAGGCATGCTGTTGAGTCGGTCAACCAAGTTCAGGAAAGTGCCCTCGGCGTCCACGGTGCCGGCGCTGGTCCGAGCCACCTCAATGCCGAGCTGCTTAAACTTCTCAGGCGATGTCGCGAGAGACTTCTCCATCTTTGTGAACGCCGTCTGCAAGTCGCTTGAGCTGATGCCCATGTCGCCGGCGACCTCGACCCAGCGAGACGACTGCTCCATGCTGAGTCGCGTGGCATCGGAGAACACGCCTGCAGTAATCGCAGAGTTCTGAAACCCGCTTGCGACGTTGAACAGAGCCCGACCCATCACGCCTGCAATCGCGAGCGAACCGCCGCCGACACGATTCATAGAGTGAGCAACTTTGTCCATGCTGCTCTGGGCGCGACCCAGTTCTTGGCTTGCTACAGAGCCGATGTTCTTGAAACCCTTAATGGCTCCCGAAGAGTCCATCGTGAGCAGGAACTGCAGTCTTTCTACGACACCCGCCATGCAACACCCCTCACTCCGAGTTGATCAACTGCAATGCTTCAAGCAGTCGGCTTGCAGGCTCCTGTAGTAGCCCTGCGACCACCTGCTCGTACGGCAGGTGGTCCTCAATGCTGATGAGAGCGGCAAGGGCGCACAGCAGCCTGCGTGGCCCCCGTATCGGCGCCACGTCCCACGTGTCATCGCCGTACCCCTCGACCATCAGCATGAGGTGGCCGACGAGCAGGTCGTCTTCGGACCATTCCCGGCCACCCCAGCGGATTACCCACTGTTCGCTGCTCAACGGCGTCTCTTGGCCATTGGGACAGGCTTCTTCCATGTGGAGTAGCCACCGTGGCGTGGCATACCGACCGAGCCGCGTGTGCGACTGACGCTGGTTTTGCCAGGCGAGTTAATGCCGGAACGCAGCACGTTCGCCGACGAAGGGCCGATCATTGTGCTTGCCCCTTGACCGCGCTGCCAGATACGCAGAAACACGTCCTCAATCTGAGACTTGCCCATGTGGGCAGCAAGCGGTGCCATTGCAGCAGTCGCCTTCGTCCACGTGTACTTCGGGCGCGAGCTGCTTGCACCACGGTTGGTCCGTCGGTAGAGCCGCATCCCGTTGCCAAGATCAAGGCTCTTCGGGACACGGCCCTTCTTCTTTATGTGGCCCTTCGTGTAGGACGCGCCACCACTGTTGGCTTTGCGGCCCTCCTCGAGCACGCGCCACGGGCCGCGAGAGCGCGCTGCGGGCTCCACAGACACCTGAAACTGCCCGACGGATCGAACGATGGTGACGATCGGGATCGGTCGGCGGTTCTTCTTGCGACCGGACCCCTCTCGCCACCAGTTCGACATCAGACCGTCGCCGCCGGTATCAGCGTTAAGCACAGGCGCGACGCCGTACTTGTTCGCGTACTTCGCAGCAGCAAGCAGCTTCGACCACGCCTGACGTCCATCAAGCTCGGCCATCATGCTGTCAATCTTGCGCGCCAGCGGGAACGTGCCCGAGAGTGCGCCAGACGGGGGCATGGTTTAGTAGGTGCCGATCGTGACGTTGCCGGTCACCTGCAGAGTTGCGCTCCACGTGACGAGGTCGGCGACCTGCGCCGAAACCTCGTAGGACTGCACGAAGCAGGAGCCCGAGAACTTCACGTTGGAGACGGTTGAGCCGGCAGGCCCAAACACCCACGCCGACGACGTTGCCGAGCCGAGCAGCGCGTTTACCGTGGTGTGCAGAGTTGCATCCCACTTGCCGCTGATCTGGATGGTGGAGCCGTTGCGGAGACCACCAATGAAGGTCTTGGAAGTCGCGCCGAAGCTTGTGGTCTCAAGCATGTCGGTGTTGTTGTCAAGCCCACCGACAGAGTCGATGTAGGCGCTGATGTCGGTTGCGGCGAGCGTGAACTGCGCCGACTTGGCGGAAACAAATGCCATGTTGGTACTCCTTGGGGGTGCGCCAGTTCACTGGCGTGGTGGGTGGGTGTCGGCGCACTAACGCGCCAAGGCCGCCTCGGGGTCGAGGCGATCGGTTGCTCAGGTGTTCGCTCAGAAGCGGACGATGGAGACCTGTGCGGTGAACGACGGCGTGGTGCCCGTAACCGTCCAAGAGATGCGGAGGTAGCGGTTCACGGTGCCTGTGCCGGTGATGACTTCTGAGCCGATGACGGTGGCAGCAGTGAAGCTGCCCAGCGTCGTCCAGGTGCTGTTGTTCGTTGACTGCTGCACGACGGCCGTCAGGTTCGGAGTGGTGCCCGACACAGCGGTGATGTGAAGCTGCGCGAGGAACCCGTTGGTGGACGCTGCAGCGTTGTCTTGTGATGCGCCGTTAGCGGTTGCGGTGACAGCCGCTAGATCAATGAGGCTGATACCGATGCCGGGCGCCGAGCCAGCGCCAAGGGCAAGCGAATACTCGACGGCGTTGCCGACCTGAGCGCCGACCTCGTAGGTGACGGTTTTGGCAGGAACGAGCCAGACTGCGTTGCCAGCGGTGAAACCCGTCGGGGCGATGCTTGTCGCGACAGTGGTGGTGCTTGTGAGCGGGCTGGTCATCTGATCCAGCACCGTGCCAGCGCCTGTGGCGTTGTCAAACACGCCGTCGACAGAGACCTGCCACTCAACAAGACCTGGCACGAACGCCTTGCCGGTGTCGGCGAGCGTAGTGACCTCGAGCATGTCGCGCGATGCGGTCGGCTGGACA